CTAACGGAAGCTCAGACAATCCTCGTCGTCCTCATCCCAGAAATCATCCGTATATGCGCCATCTTCCATATCGTCTACCGGGTAATTGCCATTATAACAGCCATTGTGGCTTCCGATCATCATCCGCTTTTTCGGTGATACCAGTATTCCAAGCAGAATTCCCGCCAGTGTGCAGGTGGTCACGGTCAGAAGCATTTCCCGCTTGCTCACCACTTTTTCTTCATCCAGATTGGAAAAAATCTGTTTTAAAATCTTCATATGTCTTTTCTCTCCTTTTCTACCATTATGATTTTTTTAGAACAACATGTGCGTTTGCCACACACCTGCGCGCCCGAACGGAGTATTTATCTGACTGGAAATCGGGAAAAATTTCAGTCAAATAAAAAAGTCCCCTGTATTACATTACATAATACAAGGGACGTATGTTCTACGCGGTTCCACCCTGGTTATCCGTCATCCTGTCACTTGCCCGCCACCCGGACAGCCAAAACAGGATCCTCAGATCTCTCATTCGATGGTAACGGAATCACCGGACCGGATTGGGGTCGCTCGGAGCTGGTCTTCAACTGCTTCCGGCAAAGATGCTCGCAGCATTTGCATCTCTCTCTGCTGCCGTCTGGCAATCTACTCGTCTCTTCAACGCTTTTTCTTATTTCACTGCTATTCTAGTACGATTCTCTTCAAATGTAAAGCCTTTTTATGCATTTTTTCCACAGCAGTATTTGTATTTCTTGCCGGAGCCGCATGGACTTACTTTTGTTGCATAGTATATATTTGCATATCATTTTATGTATCTTAATGCCTACCCAAAGTAGCATAGTTACTGTGGTCGTAGGCATTTTATATATCGTTTGATATCCTATGCAAAAATAACATAATTTACTCGTTTGTGGGCAAAATGTGGGCATGGACCACACAACTAATATTTTTTCTGTAAGCCATATTTTAAACTTTCGTTATAACGTAAAAAGCCGGAAGGATTTCTCCCTCCGGCTTGTCCTATCTCTAATACACAAAACTCTTTACGCCTGTGTCGGCGCAGATCCATTCCTCTTTTGCGGATCCGGAGATATTCATCCAGATTGCCCCCGCACTGTCTCTGGTCGTTGCCTTGTTGCATACCGCGCGGTTCCCGATCTTGCCAATGATCTTTCCCTGTGTACTCGGTGTTGATCGGATGCGCAGGTTGTCCGCATGGACAAAATAAGCCTGTCCCGGCTGGTAGTTCGGTTGGATGTGCTGTGCTTCCGCCACTTTGATCGCCGGCTGATTTGCGGGTGCAGTAGTAACCGGCGTATTAAACAACGCCACCTCTGCCGCTCTACGCTGCACCAGCCCCGGCAACTTTCTTCCTGCCGCTTTACAATACTGTGGCATTGCCGCCGCGATCTGTACTGTATTTCTGCCTGCGCATAATCTCTTGAGGTTGCCCTGTCCGCAGTTAAAAGCAAAGCTAACCAGTGCCGCGAACTGATTCTCATTAAGTTGCGCAGTGATCGGCACATATGCAGTACTGTTGACATACCGCTCAAATTTTTCCAGATCCTGCCGCAGTAACGCATCCGCCTGCGCCTGTGTGATAGCCTGTCCACTATGTACGCCAGATGTATGACCATACCCGATGGTCCATACGCCCGCGGAGCATTTATAGGCTGTCAAACGACAGCCCTCAAAGCGTTTAATAAGTGCAATCCCTGCTGCACTGATTGTTCTATTCGCCATGATTACTCCTCCTTACACTCTTCGCACTCCGGCAGACCCGCAATAGATGTCAGCATAGATGCAATTCCGGTTACAATCGTTGTCTGGATCAAAATACTCCATGCAGTTTCGTTAAAAGCACCAATCACAAGCATACCACCTGCTGTCTGTGCCATAGTCTTTACTGCGCGGATCCCCGCTTTCTTAAACCATTCCTTTGTGCTTACACTCGGATTCAATACACAATTCTTAAACATACTCTTCACCTTTTTAACCTTTCTTATAAAATATTCAGTTCCTACTTAAATACGCCAACTTCCACTGCATAGATGAAAAATCCCACCAGTGCTGTGGCAAATGTGCCGATCAGCGCATTGATGGATTTTGTCTGCTTTTCCAACGATGCACAGAGGGTGTCTACCCTTGCATCCGTCACCGCTACGCCCTTTTCCATCGTCCGGAGACGCTCCGCATGATCGTTAAGCCGATCCTCTGTCGTTTCAAACTGTTTTTTGATGTACTCTTCACTTAATGGCATAATCTCAACTCCTTACTTTCTTGTACTCTTCACAAGTAATCTCCGCGTAGTCTTCTTTTGTCAGCCGCCCAATACTGACAAGATATGCAAGTCTCTCTTTACTCCAGTATTTCGGGTAGTTCTTAAGTGCCAATCCTTTTACGTCCATGTTCTTCACCTTTTTAACCTTTCTTTTTATAACTCTACGCCAGACACTGCTGCCAGATATTCCACATCCGCTGCCGCCTGCTTAGCAATGTCCAACGCTGATTTTTTGTGCAGATACACCGTATAGTTGTATGTGCCGTCCACATTGGATTTAATATTTATCTCGTCCCCAAGAGACACATATCCGGTATACGCCTGTTCCTTTTTTTCGTTGACAATTTTAATTACCGTGTCGTCCGGCAGTACCTTAAAGATGGCAAGTGCATCATCAATCTGCCTGTCCGTACAAAAAGCAACCACAAGCACATCTTCGCCGTTTAAGTTACCTTTCTGCGCTCCAAGTCCTACTGGCATCAATTCTGTTTTATTCACATACATGTTCAGCATAATAATCAACCCTTCCTTATTCGTTTTTTAATTCAGTTACCTTCTGTCTAAGTTCATCTAGTTCTTTCTGTTGCAGTTGTGCAAGTGCGATCAAATATGGTATAAATTTTGTCTGGTCAACGCCCGGCACTCCCTTGTTTCCCATATCACCCAGCAACTCGTTAAACTCTTCTTTATTCCAATCCTCCGGTATGACCACCGCTTCCGGTATTATCTTTTCTACCTCGTCTACAATCACACCAACCACGCTTTTCTGATCGTTTCCAAAGCCCGGCCGGTAATCAAACACCTCGACCGGAATTTCCAGAATCTTTCGTATCCTTTCCTCTGTTGCCAGGCTGATATTTTCCTTTGCTCCACGGTAAGAATCCGCCGCCAAACCAGTATAATGCAGTGTCGCACATCTTATATCCATATTTGCGTTAGCGGCAGAATTCGTTATCTGCACAGAGTTTTCACTTTGTAGATATAATGGATTTGGTGACATTGCCCGCAATATCCTTATATTTGTGATTAAATTATTGTTCATGTCGATATTCCCGGTCATCGTTCCGCCGCTTCTCGCTAACCGCGCATTAGCTCGCGTCTGCGCATCTGTCTGGATATCTGTAAAATGCTTCCCGTCAACAGTGTCCGCATTTGTGGCATTTCCAACTGTCATATCACCATTGGGTACGCAATAGACCACCCCAGCTCCTCCGTTAAATCCCAAATAGAACGCTCTTCCATTCGTGCTTTCCCCTGCCTGCTTGGGTGTGGAATTTTTTATGTCCGTAAATCCATCTAACGTACCGGCTGTTGTAGCATATTTCACAGACTTAGCGCTATCTGCCGTATTGTTGCAATTCCCAAGCCCGACCTGCGCTTTGGTTACACCATGCGGATTTGACTTATTATTGATATGCGCAATCAGTGTACTCACTGCTTTGGCAATCTTTCCGAAAAATGTCTTTCTGTCCTCTGTACCAGTCAATTCGGCAAGATCTGCCTGCACCGTAAAATCCGTTTTAAGGCTCATTTCCCCTGCCGCATCCACATTAATGTCATCACCAGCTTTTACGATTCCTGCATCCTCTGTTGTTGCCACATTTACAGCCGCACCGTGGATCGTTCCATCCTCATCCACTGTGATCGTATCACCGTCCGGTTTTACGATTCCTGCATCCTCTGTTGTTGCGATTGATCCTGCGCCACCAACTACGCATTTCATCCAGTATTCTGTATCCGTCGGCAATGTACCGGCTGGCACGGCTTTTTTTGCTATGTACAATGTATTGTTGTACGCAACCGCATCCAACCGCTTATACTCCACTGCTGCGCTCCAATCGCCTTTTGGTACGATTGCCACTCTTCCCGCGTTTGCCATTTAAGCCACCTCCCATATCAGATCTCCGTCGTCATTAACAGAGAAATTATTGCCTGTATTATCTGTGTAGATCAACTCGCCATCGTCATTCAAACCGAATGTGGCAAGTCTTAACCGCTTTTCTATGTTCGCATTGTATTCCGCCGCTTTCGAGCAGTAATACTCGGCATTATCTTCATCCTCGCCAGTTCTTGTGCCTGTACCGCCCACAGCATAGCTTTCCGCCGCTTTTGCGCTGATATTTGCCGCCGTCTCGGATTGCTGCGCCTTGGCAACCTCAACCTTTATGTCAGCCAAATAGTTAGGCTGCAAGTGTTTTTCTTTGATACTGCCCTCTTTCACAATAGCCTTGACCTTGCCCTCTGCTGTCAATTCAAATGCTACGGTGTCAGATTCCAGAAACTCATACTGCGTAATCAGCGCAGACAGATCAACATACTGTTTCGTGCCATCATCAAGCGTGATGATTAACTGCTGTTTCTGCGGATCATAATCAAAATTCACAGCCAGCTTTTCCAATTTGGTATCGATTACTGCCTTGGATCCGGACATCTTAACCACGGTCAGCGTTCCGTCCGATTCATCCCATAAGATTTCTTTCACAAGTTCATTGGCTTTCGCCAGATCAACCTTGGACGTATCCATAGCAATGATACGATTGTCAATCTCATCCACCGCCGCATCCACCTTATTGAGGGTTTGCTCATTTAGTGGAGTATTGATGCTGGGGTAATTCTCAAATATAATCCGGGCATACGCCTTATTCATGCGATCACCTCTATTCTTCTTTGCTTAAAATCGACTGTGCATAAGTTTCTACGGTAGTCAGTGCCTTAAAGCACTCTTCGTCTGTTACAACACGGTTTACCTTGATGTTCTGTCCAGTAACCTTTCCGTCACTATTCACCTCATCGTAGGTAATTGCAAGCCGTCGCATGTTTCCGTCATTCGCAAATGCGATACCTTTAATATTTTTCATGCTGCCACTTCCTCGCTTTCTTTTTCAGTGTCATATAATAGGGTTTCAAGATATTGATACGCTGTCTCTGCGCTATCTTCGTTGTCGGCTTCGAGATCATCCAATAGCTGATATGTCACATCGGTTGCCGCTTCTTCGTGGACTGGTTTTTCAAAACTTTCAAGCCGGATCGTATCATAGCCTCGCTGGACTGCTTTGATCTCCCATCCAAATGCAAGCCCCGGTGTGCCGCAGACCACAAAATAAGACGGTGACCGCTCATTGACATACACATTGCCCTCACCGTAAGCCTGCAAAAATACCTGGTACTGCACATCTGTATCTATGGTTTCTGCAAAAACATCATCCAACCACACATAACATTTTCCAGTTTTGTCTATAGCTCCCTCACCAACGTCCCCAAACATCGGCGTAGGTGTCTCATAGCAGTATTGCAACCGCTCCGCATAATTCTCGGTTTCTATGATCCGATTCTTGGCTCCATAGACCTGCATTGATCCACCGGCGATAATACCGCCGCTCGTATCAAGCCCCAAACTATTGAGGATAGCCTTGTAGCTGTCATCCCTGGATTTAACGCCGACCTCGTTATGACCGATATATCCATACCATGTCGGTCCCTCTGCGCGACATCCGCCGGCGGAGATAAACGTGGCATAGTTGGGATCTGCAGATGTTCTGACATCAAATCGCGTTTCGTCGGCGACAGTATCTCCGATCGCATGAAACGTGGAGCCGGTGATCGTAGTACCGGTAATGGTGCTTGCATTCATCACGCTACTGGTAATCGTTCCGGAAAGGCTGGCATTTCCGTTTCCGTCCAAGTTAAATCCTGTGCTATTTACAATCAGCCGGTTTGCTGTCAGTGAGACCTTGTCCGGCTCCTGGCTGATCTCTGATGATACGCTGCCTTTGCTAACCTTGGTCTTAATGCTCTCCGCTGTCTGAGTAATACTACTCGACAAGGATTCTTCTGCTCCTTTGGCTCGTGTGACTTCGGATGTGATGCTCTCCGCCGTTTGCGTGATCTTACTGGATAACGTCCCCTCTGCCTGCGTCGCTCGCTTAACCTCCATCGTAATGGATTCCGCATTTTGCGTAATCTGCGACTGCAGTCCTTTTTCCACATCTGTGATCGTAGACTTGGTTTCCTCGATCGTGCGTTCAAGGACATTGCTCTTGCCTTTAAGCTGTAATATGTCTTTATGTACCGAATTGGCATTTTCTGTCCGGTACTCCTCTCCATCTGCGCTGATCGTATCCCGCAAAGCCTGTATTCCTTTGAGTGTGCGCTTCAAAATGTAGGTTTCGATCAATTCATATTTCGTGTTGAACCGGATTGAATTTCCGACTTCCAGACACGGGTTTCCCTTGCAGTCAGCCGAATACGGTCGATATACGAGGTTCTTTATCTTCCCGAATACGTTATTGGCAATACCTCTTAATTCGTCCGAGCCTTTACCGTACACAAGGAAATTTCCCTCAATGTTATAGCCATTGCTGCCGGTGCCAACGATCACGCCAATGTCATTCTCTTTTTCGTTGATCTGGAGCTTGTCGATGGATTTAACGAGATAGTCCTCATACTTTGCTGATATGTAAAAGCTGCGCCCAATCGGCTGGCTGTGCGGATCTCTCGGATACAGATCATCCGCCGGATACAGGTCGTTCCTCGGGTACAATCCCTGCATCTCTTGATCGAGTGAAATATAGTGGAATTTCCCATCACGCCCAATATGCCCGAAACATCCGTTTAGCTCGCAAATACACGACAGCACCGTTTTACCGGAGAGTGCTTCACCGATCACGTTACCGTCCGAACTGCTTGCGGTAATAGATATCGTTTTTTCAACAGCCATATTGTCATTCACAAGGCTTATTTCTTCCTGCTCAATCCCGAAATGCTGAAAGAACGCATCTCGGAAAGCCTTTAAGGTCATCGGAAACGTAAGTGAGTTGTACCACGCCGCCATATCAGCGTTAAGGACATCATACAGTGCATCATAGGCTTCCACGTCCCGGCATTTCCGGTCAGCGGTCGGTTTATCAGAATACACTTTGTATCTCCCGATCTGATACGGCGCATCTGCTCCTTTGGGAGTGATCTTGACCGTGATCCATTTACCTTTCAGCGACTGGAAGATGTTTGAAATCGTAAATTTTACGACAGACGCTTCACACGCCCCAAACTTCAACTCTTTCTCAGAACATAACGATTCCGAAAGTTCGAACTTATCTTCGTGTAATTCGGTGTTAGTTATATTTATTTTTTTGTCATCTGTAACTATGGTGATTTGCTTATCTACAGTATCATCCGTGAATAATAAATCCATCAAATAGCACCTCCGTATCCGATAAAGGCAATGCGGAATGATTCGTATTCAATAGTTTTTTCATCCGCGTATCTGAGCGTATACTCTATATCCGGTACATAGCAGTACATTGACACGTATCTCCCAATTTCCGGCATGTATGCAGTTACTAACGCTTTCTTTTCGACAGCATTTACATACTGACCACGGATACTATCCATAAGTGGTCGTAACGCAGCTTCGTCGATATCACTCGGAGTTTCCCATTCAGCTTTAAGCGCAACATTCTGCAATGCTTCACGGTGCAGGATCCCGTTGGCATCTCTGTAGGAATCCAGATCCTGTCCTTTCAGTCCACATTTGAATTTCTTGGCTTCGATGTAGCGGAAAGGAACGGTATAATCGCCCACTTTTATCAAAAATCCACTGTATGCCATTTACTCGCTCCTTTCCTAAAAATCAAATGCCGGGTTCCCAGTTCTCCGATAATAGCTGTTTGCTTCATCTCTTACAATTTTGAAAATGCCGCTTTCTTCTGCTACAATCCGTACCGTCTGCACGTTTTTCATTTTACTGGCGATCATATCAGCCAGTGGTTCCATGTATGACAGGTTATTTTCAAGTGGTAATACAGCTTCCCGTCCGGCTTCACCAATGTTTGCAAGTGTACTTCCAGTTGTGATACCACCGTTAGCAAGCCTTGGGATTGTAACTGTTCCAATGGTCGGAATATTCAAACTGAATTTTTTACCGCCAAGACCAGGCACCCAATCCGGAACGTCAAATTTCAGTCCGTTCAAAGCTCCGATCATACCATTTATGCCGCTGCTCATGCCGTTTGCCATTTTTTCTGCCCCGCCAAGGATAGAATTGATAACACCCTTGATACCGTTCCACATACCTTCAAATATTCCTTTTACGCGGTTCTTCATGGCTGTAAATGTCGTTATCGCATTGGTCTTGATATCAGAAAATGCGGTTCTGATGTTCTGCTTGAATTTATCAATAATACCAGAAACCTTATCCCATATACCTGTAAGTCCAAGTTTTAACCCATCAATCATATATCCACCCATCTCTTTCATAACAGTAGACGGTGAATGAATTCCAAATGCGGTTTTGAACCCTTCCATAAACGGTGTAAAGATGTTATCCTTGATCCATTTTCCTGCATCTGCAAGAGCATCTTTAATTCCGTTGTATAGTCCCAAAATTATGTTGCCGCCAGCATCATCTATGTACCCCTTAAAATAGTCTGATATTCCACCCCATGCATCTGCAAGTAAATCCCACAAGCCTAATGTGTTTTCAATGCCGCCTTTAAGGGCCTGTCCCAATAGTTCGCCTACACTGCTTGCCACGGACGACCAATCAAAGCCTGTCAAGAAATCTCCTATACTTGTGACAATATAGCGCGGCAAACCAAACCAATCTACCTGTTCGATTGCCCCACTCAAGCTCTGCAAAAGCCCACTGATTGCGCTTGATAATGAACTACCTATAACTCCCCAATCAAGTGTTGAGAAAAAACCTCCAATCGAAGATACTATGCCGGATCCAAGTGATCGCCAATCTGTATTTTTTATAAGCTGATCCAATGTAGTGAATATTCCTGTTACCACCGTTCCAAGAGTTTCACCTGTCTTAGCCCATTCAAAGTTCCTGATTGCAGTTGTAAGCGCTTCTCCTATACTGGATCCGATCAATCCCCATTTAAGATTTTGCACGAATCCATATGCCGCATCTATCGAAGCATTTAGCCCATTGCTAATCGTAAATCCAAGAAGTTTCCAATCTATCGTTCTTACTGCGCCGTTAATTCCTGTCGCAAGTCCTCTTCCAAGGGATGTCCAGTCAACTGTGGTAAAAAACGTATTTGCAAATATAAGCGCCGTATTGATGCCTTGCCCGATCGTATATCCGAGCAGTCCCCAGTCAAACTCTGCAACAAATCCATTGATAAGCGTTCCAATGCGCTTGCCAGCTTTTTCTGCTTCTGTCTGGATCTTATCCCACGGGATACTCTGCATGGCTTCATTCAGCTTGTCCGCAATTATTTTTCCAATTTCTGTCCAGTCATCACCTTTTAAGATGTCCTTGATCCGCTTAAACTTGTCGGAAATCGGCTGTTCCTCATAAGAAACGCCACCACCGCCTGATCCACTGCCACCAGATGATGAATCATTGGAGTTTATCACATTCAGTTCATCAAATCCCTGTAACGCTCCCTTTGCCTTTTTTGCCGCTTTTGATGTGTTGTCAAGCGACTTCGCATAATCGACTTGCTGTTTTTTTGCTTTGCTCCATGTGCTCCGTCCTGTCAGCGCAGAAAATAACTGGTTTGCAGCATTCGCCGCCCTAGTAAGCCAGTTGCAGATTGTGGTCAGTGCCGGAAGCAATGCATTGAGTAACGGAGTGACCGCCACACCAATTGCATTTTTAAGGTTTGCAACCGATGACTTGAAATCAGACATGGTTCGGTTAAATGTACCGGAATACTTTGCATAATTCTGAATTCCGGCTTTCATGCTGTCGATCATGGCATTAAATCCTTTTGAGATCCAATTAAACACAAGCAGCGAAAGCGCAAGTCCACGTATCCTGGTTCCGAAATTACTTAATAGGCCGCCAGATTTCTTGCTGTGAGATGCAACATTCTGGAATGCACTCTTAGCAACGCTTCCGAACTTAGCAATGCTGTTTTTAGCTTTACCCAACGTAGATGCCACGCCCGACAGGCTCTTTTTCATCCCATTTATAGCATCTTTAACGCCATTGAAACTTTTCTTCCCAGTATTACCGGCTTTTGCTTCCTTGGCGGCAAGTTCTTCCTGCTTACGAGATAGCACTGAATAATCAGCGTTAGTATTTCTCAACTGCTGTGACAACTGCTGATATTCCTGTGTAGCCCTTGGGTCTACGTATGCGCCACCAGCTTCCTTAAGTGCCTGCATTTCTCCACGGGCATATTCAAGCGTATTTTCAAGCTCTGCAGCATCATACTGCATATTCTTAAACGTTTTACTATCCGCATTTCCTCCGGTTTCCAGGAACTTTGTCATCCGGTCATTTAAAGCTGCCAGTCTATGCTCTGCATTCTCAATTTGTTTCTGAATTTCTCCAAATTCATCTGTCGGGATCTTCTGCTGTTCTAACTTCCGCATCTGGCTTTCAAGCTGTTGGGCTTTCTGCGCTGTTTTCTGCATGCGGTTTTCAAGCTGCATCATCTGACTGGATACGTCTTTTGTATTTATTTTTGTGTTAATTCGAATTTCTCCATCGTATTCAGCCAAGTTCTAACCCCCTTTTAACATAGGCCCAACTCCGTTTCTGCTTTCTTTTTTGCCCGTATTTCTTCCATCATGCGATCATAATCATCAATCTTGGATATTTCCTCCGGCGTATACTCTTTCTGTATCTCCGGCTGATCGAGAGCATATATACTCTGTGCATTCTGGATCGCTTCTTTTTGCTCTTTCCCCATATCAGATTTAATTTCTTTCTGGCGGATATCAATTACCTGCAAAAACGAGGACTGCTTATAAGGCAGATTCCACAACAAGCCGCAAAACTTCCACCAGTGTATTTCATCAAATGCGAGGTCAATACCGTATATTTGCAGAAAATCAGCATATATGCGCCACTGATCCACATCAAAATCAACCAATCTTTGCTTGCCATTTGAAGATCCCTGGTTATCATGAAACCATCCGTTGATGAACCACTGAACACATTCCTGCAGTTCATCCCCATCCGGATGCTCCCGGTCATCAAACAATAGACCTGTCAACACATCGGCTTTCTCGTATTTGTTCAAATACTTGTCGTACTGTGCGAGTGAAACCTGGATTCCTATTCGGAATGATGTATTAACCTTGTACCCGTTCCATTCTTCGGGCAGAGGGTCGAGCATGACGTTAATCATGCCCGCGCTCCTTTTCTGCTGGAATTGTAACGTTTACGGTTGGTCTCAAATCGCTTTCCAAAGAGTTTGTTCATAACCGGGATAACGCCCTCAATGAAATCAAGCAGCGCCGTTTCATCTGGAATCATATCCCCGAAAATTCCTGATACGGTGTTTTCTCCAAATAATCCGTCAATCTCATTAATGATCTTGCGAATGTATTTCACACGCACTCTGGAAATATCAAGCACTCTGGAAATATCAATTTCGTCTGTATCTCCATCGTTTTCATACTTTTCTTTATGCGCATCCGCTTCTTTGTCCCAATCCTCGCTGATTTTTTCGAGGTTATTGATAATTGCCGCAAAGCGTTCCACCGTTCCGACATCCGCCACGTTAATTTTCAAAACAGATACGGTCTCGCCGTCCTCATTTTTAATCGCAATCTTTTTTAGACCGGTGTCTAATACCAATTCTTCCATGTATTACCCTCCTATTTTTTCGCCCATGTAAAGGTTCCATCTTCGCTGATCGTAATAGTTCCAAGTTCTACGTCACCGTTCCCCTTGATCTGGATAGATGATGTCAGCACATCACCACCAGCGCCGCCCGTGCTGGACGGAGATACGATAACAGGTACTCTGATACATTCGCCCGATCCGGTAGTGATATCCGTTTTGTAATACCGGTAGTAGCTTGTCTCACACTGCTTTCCGGTCGGAAATTTCTTAAAAAGATTATCAATGCATTTCTGCATATCATCAGAAAGATACTCACGTTCCGGCGTTGTGCTGAAATCGTAGCCTTTCAATGTAGATGACTTGGACTTCATGTTGACATACTGCGAAGATTCAACATCCGGTCCCCAATCTTCCGTAATTTCCTTGTATCCGTCTCCCATTTCCACGATGTTCGGGGTACTGCCGCCCATAAGGGAACCGATATCAAGCAAAGAAACCATGTTTGTTCTATCCTGTGCCATGTTTTTTCCTCCTGTTATTTTTTGTAAAAATATTTCAGCTGCATATTTACAGCATAAGTTACTGTTTTTTCATTCTGATTACCGCCGAACACCGGCGATGTCCTTGCGATCGCTTCCAATGTCAGATGTGGATCTTTAAATTCAATCCCACTCTCTTCCATCCACGCTGCAAGATCGTTAAGCATCTCCTGTGCATCCATGCTCGCCTTATTGGTAGTTGGCGAACATTTATAAATGATCTGGAACGGCATCTGCGCCACATAGTTTCCACTGACATATTTTTTCAGATATACCGCTCCCTGTATCGGAAACACACCAATGGATCTATCCTCATTAATGGAGTTCCACTTCACGGTTGAATTGTCCGCCTTAAATCCCTTTGGATAATCTGGATATGCCATCACCAGTGCAAGGAGTCCTTTTCCTGCGTTCTCCGCATCCCGGATAGTAAGTTTTTCTGGTTCTGCCATTTATACACCTCCTACCTCGAAATGAGGTAAAATGTCCTCATATTTATCAATCGTTGTTACCCTGTAGCAATCGTCGCAGTGATCAAGCATCCACTGATAGGCATCGTTCTCTGGTAACGTTGCATCCGTATGATCCCCCTTGATAAAGAAATCCTGTGCCGGATTGAATGTCAAAAAATACTGCTTGCATTTGTCCGGCATATTTCCCCACTCTTTCGGCGGAAGGTATAATTTACTGACATTAGAAAAATCGATATACAGTTTCACTGCATCCGCGCTGTCCATGCCGCTCTTAGATACGTTCGCGCCCTTGGTTTCTACAAGGTCGACACCCTCGAGCAGTGTCGGGTAATATGTTTCTTCCTCGGTTTCCGCGTTGAATGAGCGGTTGAAAAGGGTAACTGTTTTGTTATCGAAAAATCCCATCAGATCATCCGTCCTGTCTTGTGATGCCGAGCATAAACCAAAAGATACTCTCCAATTTCTTCCGCCATTTCATCTCCGCCAGTTGGCAGGATATTGATTAAGTTGCGGGCAAAATCAATCGGTGTCACATCTGTGGAAATGCTGTGATCTACTAATGTTTCTTTGAGTTTTTCGTTTTCATTTTTCAATGCGGAGCATTCCTCCCGCAATTTTCCTAACTCGTTTTCCATGTTTTCCTCCTAATATCCTGCATATAATAATCCGGTGCCGGACAGGTATTCGCATACCGTGTCATAACACAACCGGTTCTGCGCTACCTTATCCCCAAGCACCTTATCAATAAGTGTCTCATTACTTCCAAAGCTGATTGACCGCCCGCCAGAGGACATCGACTTGACATTGCCGCCCTTTTCATCACTGGCATGACCGGTCTTAAAATCTATCTGGTAAAGCAGATCTGCAAGTGCACAGGTGGCTTTCTGTATCTTCTCGTCAAATTCTGCCAGGGTATCTTCATTGACATTTCCATCGGTCAACTGTTCCAGCTTTTCACTCGCCCTGTCATTCCACTTAGGGAAAAGGGATTCCCCGATAGAATCCCCGTAGTATGAATCTCTGTAAAACTCAAATGTGGTATATCCCATCCTGGAATCCCCCTTTCTTATGAAAAGTCAACAAGCAGATTCTCGTTCAGTTCCTTGATGCCGTAAATCATATCAAAGGAGATCTTGTCCTGCTTGTGGTCGGAATCGTAAGAGAATACGACACGAACGCCAAGGCCATCTGCGGATGCAATGTACGCGTTCTTGTTACCCATCGGCAGCTCAAGGTTACGCGTTACAAGAGCCAGACCATTTCTGTGGAATCCAAGTGCATGCGCCTTACTTACCACAAAAGCGTCTGTTGCTTTGATCGTCTCCGGGATATTCTGGTCAACTTTTACCGTACCTGCACCGGATGCAAGTGTTACATCTGCAGTCACCGTGTACAGATAACCATCTACGATCAGCTGATCCCCTTCCTTAATCGTCGCCGTTGCCGCCTTTCCGTCTGACACGGTAAATTCCGTTGCGCCTTTTGTGCCAGCTACCTTATAAGCGGTTGCTGTTCCTGCGGCATCATTCTGGTTTTCCGGACAATTCTGGGACATGAAAGTTTCACATGTGTATACTTTCCCGATTTCGGATTCTTTAAGAGCGATAGAGTCTCCCTTGTAACACTGTTTCGCAAAGTTGTCTAAGGTGTTGTACTGATACAGTATAGTCGGCGGAAGGACTAAACGTCTGTCTGCCCGCGGCGCTTTTGCCTGATCCAGCGCTTTGCCTACTCCGGCGATATCAGAAATAACCGGTGTGCTGGATACAGTTGCTTTCTTCTTTGCCTTCGAAATGCCGACCGCCAGAAGATCTGCATCGATCTGCTGCGCCATCGCCTGCATAGCCGGTGTAATTACCTCTTCGGAAAAGTCCTTGATGTCCAACGTCATTTCCTTAGATCCGACATTTACAGTAATGTCTCTGAATCTGTCCATTTTGACAGTTACGGAGCCTTCGGTAATGTCCTGCGCTTCTGTCTGTCCGGTAAAGTTCTTTGCTACAAAAGTAGCCGGTTTTCTTACGGTAATGGTATCGCCAACCTTTACAAATTCCTTGGAATAATCTCTATGCACGAGATTAGCCATCGTAAGGTTGCTCTGTAATACCATCAGCGCTTCATTCGCAATAATCTGCGGTGTCAAAATTGTGTTTGGCATAATATTCCTCCTTAAAAATTACTGATTCTGTTCCCGCCACTTCTTGTATGTGGCAAAATCCATCTTATTCGGGTCTCCAGTGATCGGCTCCGTTTTTGTTCCGGCTCCCATTGGGGCTGTAAACGTTGCCTGGTTCTGTTCGCTCTGCTGTTCCTGCTCATCGACAAATGCACCCGCATCGTTTTTCTTTGCATCCTCCAGCAGATCATTAAAGCCGATCAGTTTTCCATCCTTCACCGTTACACTTGCGGCAATGTCAGCCATAACAGCTTTCTTTGCAGATTCCGAGGAAAACTTCACGCTCTCAAACGCCTCTTTCAGCAAATCATTCTTCTCGCGTTCTGCAATCTTGGCATCATAATCTTTCTTTGCTGTCTCGGCTTTCTCTTTCCACTCGTCACGCTCTTTCGTGATGGTTTCAAAATCTTTCCCATCGAATCCCTTCAAGGTCTCTTCTGCGGTCTCTGCGCGGGTCTTGTACTGATCGCGTTCATCCTCTGCTTTCCTGACCTTCTTCTCAAATTCACCTTTGGAATACACTTCCTCGCCGATATTCTTTTTAACAGACTCTTTCTGTTCGTCTGTCAGCTCCAAACCAAGTTTTTCCAATTCTGTGATGACCTTTAACATATTTCTTTACCTCTCATTCTTAAAAGTTTTTGATCCGGGCAGCCCGGCACGATTGAGTTGCTATTTGATCCATAGCTGGCAAAAGAAAAAGCACGCCCAAAACAGGACGTGCCATTCGTACATCCTATAACTTTCTAGGGTAGCGGGCGGATTCCTGCGCTCCGTCCGGTGCTTTTCACTTGTCAAGTATATTTTATCATGGGTTATAAAAAGATTTGTGCCAATTTTTAGACACGCAAAAAGCGCCTATATTTCAAGGCGCTCTTGCTATAGTACATGAAAGGATGTGCAAAACGAATGAGCATAACTCGTCTGGCAAGATTATAATAACTCATGTTTGGAGATAATTTGTGCCAAAATGAAAGAAGGAGCGTTATGCTCCCTCTCATCTAATACCACGCAACCGTTCCTTCTGTCTGTCCTTTGCTAATTCCGTGCATTGCATGAATTGCATATAAATTTTCAAAATCATCATCGGACTCTTTTACAACTTCCTTTAAATCATTGTCATAGTCTACTGCGACCATGCCTGGTGCGTTCTTGTTTCCTTCCGGGAAGTATGAATAAAAATATTTAGTTCCAGTAATCTTTTCAAGCAAAAATTCTAACACTATTCTCTTCCCCTCTCTTTCAAATATTGTATAAGCTCCTTCTGGTAATTATATGTCTTTACCACTTCATTATGTACCGGTTCATACGCTATGTCAAGGTTTTCCCCCATAACATTGTATTCGGCTAATTCATGTTTCAGTAGCGTTATATCGTGCGGCTGTATATGATTATTATTCCTCAATCTTTGCCATGACTGCGCCATTTCATAATCTGGATCAAATAAATGTATTGTCCCATCTTGGAACAAATGCTGATTGATATATATGTGGTCATATATCTTCTTTACATCTACCTCATCCATTCCACTATTCTGTGCCACAGCTTTAACCTCGTATTCGGGATTTCTATTTCTAGTCTGGGTGTATAAATCTTCAGCTATTTTCTGACGTTTGCTGCCGTCTGGATCATTTTTATAATTATATACTGCTCCAGAAGTCGCACCGCTTTTCTGTGTATTTCCCGCATTATCTTTATAAGTATGAGTCCGAATAGCTTGCCTTTTAAATCCATGTTTTTCGCAAAAAGCATTATACTCTCGTTTTTTCTCTCGTAATTTCACCTTTTGCTCGTTAATCTCAGACTGCAGTTCCCGTTTCAGTTCCGGGTCATTTGTCTCTGCTTTTGCCTTTTCCAGTGCATCTATAATCCGCTTCTGCTTACGGATATCCCGCTCCCTTTTGCGTTGCTCCTGTGTATAGTCGTACTTTTTCTTGTTAGTCTCTCGATTATTCCGCTTGTATGGATTACGGCTAAACCCCGGATAGTAAATGGTAAAGGTGTGACGGCAGTTCGCCCCACACAGTCCCGTAATAGTTCCATATCCGGTTGCACTGCGAAATTCTGGATATTTCTTTGATTTCCCACTGAGAGAATATATTTTCCCCTGCCACTCCTGGTGCGCCGGGCGTGCATCCTCGTGCGACGATACCAGTACCAGATCCTGTCCGGTCGCTTCCGCCAAATCCAGCACTAACTTCGCATTTGCCTGATTCACACCGGTTCTTACTGCACGGAGCACCGCAACCTCAATTGTATCTTTATGACCGCTCGGGTACTGGATATATGTGCCATCCTTCGCAACCTTTTTTATGGCTTCCCGCACTGCTTTCTGCGGTCCCATTCCACTGCGTACCATCCGCGCAGCTTCATTGCAAGCATCTTGAAACTCATTGCTGCTAGAGCGCACCACGCCATCATAAATTTTATTGATTTCGTTCTTCGTTCGCGAATATACATCCTCTAGCAGTTCCTTTTGCTTGGAAGACAGTTCTTTTTCGTTAATTCTCCCATCAATAATCTTCTCGGACGTCGTTCCAGTCTCATTTGCCCCTTCCGGTGCTGGATTATTCAAGGTTTCCTGTATGTGCTTATTAACCTTGACTTTTCCGATATTAGTTGCCGCCCGCTTAAAGGCTTTCTTTACCTCTTTTTGAATCCCCGGTGTTGCTTTCTGGATTTCTGCCAAAATATCCATCTGTGTCACTCCGGCTCGGCGAAGCGTCTTGATAGAATACTCATCTGACGGAGAAAACTCTACTTTCCCCGTCTTTTCAAATCTCAACAACAGGTTCTCCACTATCTTATCAATTATCTTTTGGTTCAACTCTGAAATTTTCAGCTCCACTCCGTCTGTGGCTTTTACAAGCTCGTCTGGTGTCATTCTACCTCTTTCCTGCCGCCTGTCTGGCAACCTTAAGCCATGTACGTTTCCGCTCTTCCTTTGCGCGTTCAAACCAATGTGAACCAGCGTTCCCGTGTGCCGCCTTGCTGTACTCTAAATCTTGGTCTGTCATAACCTTTATTGCTCCTGGCTGCGCCCATGCGCTTCCTGTCTCCGGGTCAACCATAAGTTTTCCGTGGTACAGATAACGCGCATAGTCTGTTGCATCAAGCACTAATTCACCACTCCCTATGTTTTCCCTGTTAATCGCTAATGTCTGCCGTGTTAAGTTTCCCGTCTCCATTGGAATATAATCCACCATATCGGTAAGTATCTGATTATCAAGCGCCCGCTGTGATGCGGACATATACCGCGCCAGCCTGTCAAAACTGACGTTAATATCCATGCAGTCAGTACTCATCTTTATATGCATTTGCCCAAGTTTTTTTAATCCGATATCCCGCTTCATTCAGCCGCTTCCCTTTCTATTTGTTTCTTAATAGCGGCGCATCTATGCCGGTGCCTGCAGTAAATGGTTGTATCTACAGTTCTGCAACTGTCCGCACATTCACAAACATTTATTATCGCTTCTGGCTCTAATTCTTCGCATTTTTCACAGTAACTCTCAAAACGTGTATGTATCATTTCTACTCCTCCCCGAACAATCCTTTGTCCTGTGCCCCACTCGCTTCCTCAACCGCCGCCTTTGCATCCTCTTCCGAATACCCCTCGAATCTGACGAGATACTGCCATTTCGGAATATAGCCGGAGTTGGCAAGCGTGAGGTTTCTCATTCTGTCCTCTTCCTCGTTGTAAGTGATGTCCCCAAAGTCGTACTGTGGTTCATAATCTCCGACTGGTGCAAGGTTATAGAGGTCGGCAAAGACCGACTGCGCGTAGAATAAATCATCAAGGCAGTGCTGCATTGCATCCCGGACATCCTTAATAAGCTGAATGGTGCGCCTGTCGTCTGATTCTACCTGTGTGGCAGTTACCATGCCGGTCTTCTCGTCAATCACAAAATAACCGTTGGAGAAACCGCACTTCACACCGACAAGAGATAACTGCTGATTGATTCCGCTCTTTCTCGTGTCCGTGTTCAATGTTGGGTTGACCTCATGATAGACTTCCTCATCTCTTACACCTACCCCTGCAAGGGCTTTGAAAAACTTCGGCATCTTAACCGTCGGTCTCACAGTATTTCCTTTTTCGTCCTTGTATGCCGGTTTGGCAATAAGTCGATCATCCACTATTACCATCCTCCGGCTTTCCTCGATTTCCTCCGCATTCCTGCTATACGCAATGTCAAGGTCTTTCAATTCCTCAATCGCATCAGCAAAGGCTGATAGTCCAAGTGGACTGTTCAGATCAATGTCATTAGAGGACGGCATCCGGAACAACCCGAACAGCATCGAGTTGATCTGCTCGCCGTTCCTCTTTGTAATGTGCACGTCTGGCTGCAATGCCGCCCAGTTTGTCATACTTAAGTCAATCGGCTTTCCAATCTCCCCGGCGTTCTTCGACACGAACGCTCTGTTCGATATGGAGTAGTAAGTTGTCTCGGTGTACTCTTCCACATCCGGCATCCTCACGCTGGCGGTAAAAAATCTGTGGTATTCCAGCTTTGTGAAATACTCGTCTCCCTCCCGGTAGCTGTCCTGGAACACAATGCCGGTTATGTTGTGGTTGCCATCAATGCTCGTTATCTCAAATCTATCCGGTGTTACCAGATCAACACCTGATCCATTCGGTTTCAGGATAACCGTACCACAGGCACACATGAGTTCCGTCCACTCCCGAATGCGGTCATGCACAGACTTCTCCCAGAACTGTGTCATGTACTCTTTTCTCGCCCCATCAAATGTCACATCGATTGCAAGCGTGGCAAGCCTGCCAATTTCTCCACAGACGAATTTTGCAAATTTGATTGTCTTTATTCCCTCTTCCTGGTTCGTCCAGTCCGGTTCGCCCTTATAGATCAACATCCAGTTCTGGATTGCCTTTTGCATATCCCCGGATGTAATGCCCGTCACTTTGAACTGGTCCTTTACTTCTGACAGAAACATTCTGCTCCACCATTCCTTGATCGCCGACATAATTCCCATTTGCGCCCTCCTATATCAATCCTCTGTTGTATCTGCGTGCTACTGTATAAATAAAATATCTGATAAGATCCATGTGATGATCGTACTCCTTGATTACCCTGTCCTCTCCTACTGCCTTTTCATCCCACGCATACGCTCCAAACTCTTTTCTCGTCTCCACGCAGCTTTCATGTATCTGTAGCATACCAAGGTTCAGATACTTCGTTACCTCCTGTATTCCGTTCAGAACGTCATTGTTACCGTCCATACAAGTGAACTCCCCATACTTTCTAATTGTGGCTTTCATTGCCGCCGCTGATGGGTCTATCACGATGGAAGTGATCGGAAAATCCCCAGCGATCTCCTGTATCATCTTGTAATATGCTTCATTGTCAATGGTTACTCCCTTTTCTCTTCCAGAGTAATGTCCCTCCCGGAGCATCCGGACCCTGCCGCTGTTCTGTAATTCCATAAGTCCTACTGCGAATGGGTTCATGGTTCCGTAATCGATAGCAATGTAATAGGATGCTTGTGGACTGTATGTATACTCCCCACGGAAAATGTTCTTTTCCTTATTGAACATTCCATAGACCAGCCCTTCTGCTATGACCCACAGGCCAAGGATAAAACGGTCATAGAACACACCGCTATACATTGCCCGGTATCGTGCTTTCACCTTTTCAGAGAGGGACAGGTTATCATCCATCGTAAAATGCAGATACAAGATATTCTTTTCGGTTGCCTTATCAATCCAATTCATTTTGAACCAATGGCTTGGGCTGTCCGGGTTGCAGTTGAACCAGAACTTTGAACCGTCCACAGAGCATCGTCCGGTTGCCTGGTTCACAAATGACTCCGGCATCAGTGCCACTTCGTCGAAGAACATTCCGGCAAGTGTGATACCCTGAATCAGATCCTGCGACCGCTCATCCTTACCGCCAAATATGTAAAAGAAGTTGACCGTATCTCCTTTGCTGATCTCGACCATGTTATCTGATCTATGATCCAGCACCTTGTATCCCCGGCTACGAAGCATCAGCTTCAACCAAAACAATACATTTCGTCGAAATGATCCGATTGTCTTTCCTGCCATACCGAGATTCTGCATATTAAACGCAGTCATCGCCCACAGAACATAGCTTAGCGACATACACAATGTCTTTCCTGATCGGATTGCTCCATCTGCTATGATTCCGTCTTTATCTTTTACTGGAGAATCCTTGCACCACCATGTAAGTACCTGCTTCTGTTTTCTCGAAAATGGTTTGAATGCAAATCCGTTCTGCTTATACTTCTGTTTCATCCGGATGGCATTCTTCATTATGTTCTGTTTTACTTTGCGCACCCGCCGGTCAAAATCTGTCCAATCAATCATCTGACCACACTTCCTTGGCTGACGCATTTAAAGCATCCAAGAAATTGTCCTGCTCTGGTGCACCCTCTTCGCCATCCTTGGTCTGCATCTCCAATTTAATCAATTCAAGTTCAAGTTTACGCTGGTCAAATTCTTTCCGGTGCTTATCAGACGGATTCATTTCAAAGAATTTTGTCAGCCAGTCTATGGCTTTCTGCGCATCCTTTAATTTTACAGATACGCCATCTTTCCCACGTTTAACCTCTTGGAGCAGTTGTGTATCTGTATCTTTCGATTCTTTCAGGTCAACTGTACTGACCATATACTCAATCCCCGTCTCTGGATCCTCAATCTCTTTCTGCCCAAACGACATATAGTTGCCAATATCTGCAAAAGCAATACGCATCTGTAGTTCCACAATATCGTCAGTTCCAGCAACTATCTGCTGACGCTTGATCTCTTTCAATCGCTCTATTTCTGCTCGAACCTTTGGCTTTCTTAGACTTTTACTTCCCTCAACCATTGCAGTCTCGTAACTACACCCATAAGCATTCAAATAGCTTTGGGTTGCATTGAACGTCCTACTGTAATATATGCAGAACATCTGTTGTTCCGGTGTAAGTCCATAATTCTGTAATGTTTCTTTCGTGCCATCATCTATAGGTGCTGCCATCTTGTGTGCACCCTTACCTTTTTGTGTGCACACCTTTTTACTTTTGTGTGCACCCTCTTCTCTGTTCCACCCATACCGTTTCTTCCAGCTTTTAACAGTGTTGATAGTGGTTCCGTACTTCTCCGCTATGTCCTTGTACTTCATACCGCCCATGTAATCCTGTTCTGCTTTCTCGTAATTCTCCACTATCTCACTTCCTCTCTGCCAAATGGTATATTTCTAACCTCATACCATAATTATAAAACAGTGTCTCAGTGTATTTGTGCCAACTTTAGGCATAATAAAAGAGAGGTTGTTATTCCTCTCTTCCCCACTCAATCATATACTGCCCGTTCTTTTCTTCCACCAAATGCGCCATCCTCTGCCGTATAAGCCGCTGTGCCGTTCCACGTCTCCGGTAGAAGCTCCTCCGGCTGATTGGAAGAATGCCGTGGTGCGCTTCCAACGTTTCAAATGATACTTTATACATGATGGATTCTGCTAGTTCTGCAGCAATGGCGCTGTCTACACTTTGGCAAATCTCATATATTTCATTTTTATCCAACAAGCATTCCTCCTTTTGTCCGCCGCCGTCTCCCCGGCGGGGCATCTCTTTACTCCTTGGCGATTGCATCTAAGCAGGCGTTCCAACCCACCCGACGTATTGATGTGCTGATATCTTCATAACCGGATTTTAACTCAGGCATCTTCTCCGGCAGTTCCCGGAGCGGACACCAATCCGGCTTTTCTCCGTCTGGTACAAGTTTTCCTACCGCACAACACAGATATTCGTCATCCTCTGTTTCATAGCATAATGTGCATTTCTGGCACACTTGTTCCGGCATATCCATAACCAATACTGCTTTAGACATCTACCCCACCGCCTTTCATGATCTCAACAACATCGTCCAAATTAACAACAAGTTCTCCACCCATGCCGTCATTTCCATATCGTTCATATGATGCTGCTTTCAACTGCTCCACAACCTTGTCCGGGTCGTAGGCAGTCGGAACTTCGTCAATAGCAATCAATTTGATAACGCCACTTCCTGTATGACTGGCTATCACTTTCCCCTTGAATTTATCCGCATCAATCAGTCTTTCCATCGTTCGTCCTCCTGTTCCATGCTTTAACCGCCATTTCTCTTTCATCTTTAACCGGCATTATTACGCCTTTTTGGCTTAACTTTAAACTGACCGCATAATTTCGTGGCTGTGCTATATTACATGCCAAGCATCTAATATAGAATTTGAACTCTACATCTAAATCAGATGACTCATTTTTCGACACCGCAAACTCTGCTTTCCCTCCGCAAAACGGGCATGGTTTCAGTTCTTCACTCATTTTTTGTCTCCTCCTTTTATCAAAATACAATCTCCAACATAAAAGATGGCAACCATCAGAAATGTAATGTTATCAATTTCTACACCCCTGCCATGCGCATAGAATAAAATTATGAACCATACCGCACTCATTCTTCATCACTCCAATCTAATTTCTGACCACAATTCGGACAATACTTCATATCATTTACTTCCATATTACATACAGGACAAAAGAAATGATAATGTGTCCAGGAATGATTCGTGGTCACTTTTCTCGCTGTCTGTTTCTCCATCGCCGCCCGGCATTCTTCCGGCGTACCGATTGTGCGGTACTCTTCGACCTCATTGAGCGCCTGGATCGCCGCTTCCCTTGCCTTCGGGAAATCTGGATGCCTACCGAAATCTTTCCAGGTAACGTCCTTTATAATCTCTATTGCATCATCTTTCGTCATGCTTACACCTCCAATTTCCATGATTTTCCTCCATTTCTTTCAGCTTGGCTTCTGCTTCCTCACGAGTAAAGAATACCGATTTATTAATTTCGCAAATGCTGCATTGTTTAGCTACGCTTTCACGTATGTAGTACGCCTTATCACTACAATTCTCGCAAAATCCTCTAAAACACATTCCAGACTGATTACTTTTGTTTTTTCCGCAACAATACTCGATGGAATACACTGGTGCATCTTCACTGATTGGCAACCGCAGAAGCAATCCCTGTTCATCTGCATCCTCATATTCTTTGAGTTTCCGATATACGGCATCTATTTCCTCGCAATCCGGTTCACATGCCCTTTCCCACAGTTCATCATCAATCCATAATGGATTCCTTTCTGTTAATCTCTCCA